GCCCTCGTTGGCCTTGGAATTGACCCGCTTGTGACGGAGCTTGTCTCTCCGGCGCAGGCGGAGAAAAAGCTGAAAGCCGCCAAGAAGGTTTTGCCGGAAGGCTTGACCGTCATGGCGTCGTCAGGCACCACCCTCGCGCCGGAAAGCGATTCCCGGCCGGCGGTGATGCAAATTGGGCAGCAGTTGACTGCGGCTCTTTCTAAACTTGTGTAAGGAGTATTGATCATCATGTCGAATGAAATCTCGTTGTTCCAGAAGGCCGGTCTGCCGGCTCCCGCCACCCTCGCCACCGCCCTCAAGTCGTTGGACACGGCGGTGGGTACGGTCGGTGTGACCATCTTGAAGATGGACAAGACCGGCCATTGGGTGTTCGGTGCCGATCAGACCGAAGTGGAGGACGACTCCACTTGGGCGGTCAACCCGTTCAGCTTCATCCACGGCTTCATCGCGTGGGGGCCGGGTGAGGTGTTGGGCGAGAAGATGGTGTCCGTCACGCAGCCGCTTCCTGAGATTGGCCCGGCTCCTGCCGGCGCTGACAAGGGGTGGGAGACGCAGGTGGGCTTCTCGCTCAAGTGCGTCAACGGTGAGGATGCGGGTCTTGAAGCCCGTTACACCGTGACGAGCGTGGGCGGCAAGCGTGCCGTGCAGGGCTTGGCAGCGGCAATCGCCGCGCAGGTCGAAGCCAACCCTGACCTGCCGGTGCCGGTCGTGCGACTCAAGAAGGAGCATTACCAGCACAAGAAGTGGGGGCGCGTTCACAACCCGATCTTTGAAATCGTCGGGTGGGTGAACCTTGACGGCAACGGCGCCAACGCCGCTGCTGCCGAGACGCCTGCGGCTGACGAGGCGGCGCCGGGTCGCCGTCGTCGTCGGGCGTGAGCAACCGGCCGGGGGCGGTTTGCGCCGCTCCCGGCCTTCTTCTTGAGGGTGGAAGGATGAAGTATCTGTCTGTATGCAGCGGCATCGAAGCCGCGACGGTTGCATGGCACGGCCTCGGCTGGCAGCCGGTGGCGCTCAGCGAGATCGAACCGTTCCCGAGCGCCGTGTTGGCGCATCACTATCCGTCTGTCCCGAACCTCGGCGATATGACCAAATTCCAGGAGTGGCATCGTGCCTATCAAGAACCCGACAAAAGACCAGCGCCGGAAGTGGAACCTGTACACGAAGTATCGGATTCGGATTCAGGACTACGAGCGGATGCTCAAGGAGCAGAAGAATCTCTGCGCTCTGTGCGAGTGCCCGATGGGGCGCCCAGTAGTGGATCACGATCATGCGACCGGGCAGGTTCGCGGGATTTTGTGCCACCCGTGCAACATAAAACTTCCGTCGGTCGAGGACAGCGGCTGGATGATGTTGGCGTTCGCCTACCTGTCAGACCGCAAATAGATTTCGCCGATGTGGATCTGCTGGTCGGCGGTACGCCGTGCCAGGCGTTCTCTGTTGCCGGCAAGCGCGAATCTCTTGCTGACGCGCGCGGAAATCTGTCACTCACCTACATCAAGCTCTTGGAGGCCATTGATGAGCAGCGATCCCGTGCAGGGCGACCTCCTGCAATCTGTATTTGGGAGAATGTCCCCGGAGTGCTGTCCACAAAAGACAACGCATTCGGCTGCTTCCTTGCAGGACTGGTTGGAGAGGAAGTGCCCCTCCAAGCTCCGCGCGGAAAGTGGAAGGACGCGGGTGTGGTCGTGGGGCCAGAAAGACTTGCCGCTTGGCGAATCCTCGACGCCCAGTTCTTCGGCGTGGCTCAACGACGGCGAAGGGTCTTCCTCGTTAGTGTCTCTCTCCGACACCCTCGAGCGTGGGCCTGTGCCGCCGCGGTACTTCCTCTCATCGAAAGCGTGCAGCGGAATCCTGCGCCGAGCCGGGAAGCGCGGCAAGGCGCTGCCGCTAGCGTTGGAGGCGGCGTTAATGAGCGTGGCACAGGAGTAGCGCCGCACATTTTCAAAGTCCGCGGCGGCGTCGAGCGCGAGGATGGCAGTCGCGGCAGCACCAACATCGGCAAGCAGGCGGGCAAGGGCTACCTCGGCAGCGAGGAACGCGCCTTTACGCTGGCGGCGGCGCAGGATCAGTTCGTCGCGCAGCCGGTGGCGACCGCCATGCAAGTCCGCCGCCTCACGCCCGTCGAGTGCGAACGGCTGCAAGGTTTCCCGGACGGCTACACGAACATCCCGTGGCGCAAGTCGCCCGAGGCACCGGACGGGCCGCGCTACAAGGCGCTCGGCAACAGCATGGCCGTGCCCTGCATGGCCTGGATTGGCAAGCGGATTGCGGAGGTGGACAATGACCCTCTGGCTTGACTTTGAAACCCGTAGCCGGTGCGACCTTTTTAGCGCAGGGGTCTACAACTACGCGCGCGATGCCAGTACCGAAGTGCTGTGCATGTCCTACGCCTTTGATGACGAGCCGGTGCAGACATGGCTCCCCAACATCCCGTTCCCCGAGCGGGTGGCCAACTTCCGTGGGCAGATACGCGCGCACAACGCCGCCTTTGAGCGGCTGATCCTGTGGTACATCTGCCAGACTGACCACACGCTGACGCAGTTCTATTGCACCGCCACTCAAGCGCGTGCCAACTGTCTGCCTGGCTCCCTTGAGGACATCGGTCGCGCCATATCCTCCAAGATGCGCAAAGACCATCGCGGCTCGCAGCTCATTCGGCTTCTGTCCATCCCGCGCGCGGACGGTACCTTCAACCAAGACCCCGCGCTGATGGCCGAAATGGTCGCCTACTGCGAGCAGGATGTACGCGCCATGCGCGATGTCAGCAAGGCCATGCGCGACCTGACCGACACCGAACTAGCCGACTACCACGCCAACGAGCGCATCAACGACCGGGGCGTGCGGGTTGACCGTCCGCTTTGCCAAGCGGCCATGCGCTACGCCACCGCCGAGCTTGTGGAAATCGAAGAAACCGTGGCGGAAGTCACCAAGGGCGAAATCACATCCGTGCGATCCCCGAAGATGCGGGAATGGGTGTGGGAGCGCGTCGGTGATGAAGCCCGTAAGCTGATGACCGTCTACAAGGACGGCGAGAAGAAGCAGTCCATCGACAAGACCGTTCGGGCGAACCTTCTGGCGATGGATAATCCTGAGCAGGTGCCACCCGAGGTGGCCGAAGTCATCCAATGTGCGGATGATTTGTGGGCGTCATCCGTCGCCAAGTTCAACCGTCTCAACCAACTCGCTGACGTGGAGGATTCCCGTGTCCGAGGCGCCTTTGTTTTTGCAGGTGGAAGTGCAACTGGCCGCGCTTCATCCTACGGCGCACAAGTCCATAACTTTACGCGCAAGGTTAGCGCCGACCCCGAGCAGACCCGTTTCGCAATGGTACGTGGTCACGATATCGTCCCCAAGTACGGTAAGCGCGTCACAGACGTTCTTAAGGGAATGCTGCGCCCTGCTATCATCCCCGCCGAAGGACACGCCTTCGTCGTAGCCGACTGGAACGCCATCGAAGCGCGGGTGCTGCCGTGGCTTACCGATGATCAGCTTGCGGAGGACACCCTCACCGCCTTTCGCGAAGGCCAAGACATCTACAAGCGCGAAGCCGCCAACATCTACCGCACGACCCCTGACGCCGTGACCGACGAGCAGCGGCAAATCGGCAAGGTCGCCATCCTCTCGCTTGGCTTCGCAGGCGGCGTGGGGGCGTTCAGCGCGATGGGCCGCAACTACGGCATCACGCTACCCGAAGCCCAAGCGCAGCAAATCGTGCGCGCCTGGCGGCTTGCCAACCCGTGGGCGGTGCGGTTCTGGGACAAACTAGAAGTCGCCTACATGCGCGCCATGCGCCACCCCGGCTACCCTGCCAAGGCCGGGCGGGTCGCCTACTACTACGACAAGCAACACCTGTGGTACGCCCTGCCTTCGGGGCGGATCTTGTGCTACCCGTTTGCACGGCTGGAGAAGGATGGGGTATCGTATCTCAAAGCCTCATGGAAGCCCGCCGCCGATGCCACCGAATGGCCGCGCGCGCGGTTGTGGAAGGGACTTGCGGCTGAGAACATCACGCAAGCCACCGCCCACGATGTACTCCGCGAGGCGCTGCGCAAGCTCGACAAGGTGGTTCTGCACGTGCATGACGAAATCGTACTGGAAGTGCGAGAAGCCGACGCCGCTACCGCGTCCGCTACGCTTGCATCCGTGATGAACACCGCGCCCGAATGGGCGACGAATCTGCCGCTTAAAGCCGGCGTCAAGGTGATGACCCGCTACGGCAAGTGACAAAAAAAGACCCGCCGGGTTAGGGCGGGTCGAAGGCACACAAGAGGAAACGACATGCAATACCTGGACTATCTTACACAAATCGCCCCGGAAGGGGAAACCCTTTTGTTCGTCCGGCAGAAGCCCGTGATGTACGCCGGCGAACACATCACACACAAGGACGGCACGCCCAAGTACACATGGCCTGCCTTTCTGCCTGAGCGCGCCAAGCTGACCAACCCCGGTGCGTGGTACGCCAACACCGGCTGCTTCATCGTGGAGCGCATGACCGAAGGCGTATCAGCCTCCGCCGCCAACTGCGAGCGGGTCGCCTTCATGGTGCTGGATGACGTCGGCACCAAGGCCAAGACCCCGCCGATTGAACCCACGTGGAAGATGGAAACCTCCCCCGGCAACTTCCAATGGGGCTACACCTTCCGGCTTGACGATCAGCCGATGAAGGGTGAATTCGCCGCCGCTATCAAGGCGATTGCCGAAGCCGGGTACACCGACCCCGGCGCCATAAACCCCGTGCGGAACTTCCGCCTTCCGGGTAGTATCAACCTCAAGCCTGGGCGTGACGCCTACGCCGCGCAGCTCACCGAGTTTCATCCACTCCGTGAGTTTGACCTCCCCACCCTGGTCAATGCGTTTGGCGTCACGCCCGGGCACCCCGACACCGCGTACATCCGCGGCATCGCCCTAGAGGATGACGGGATGGATGAAGTCCTTGAGTGGATCCAAGAGCGCGGCTTCCTGACCTCACGCGCCGGCGCCGAAGGCTGGTATGGCGTCATCTGCCCGAACCACGCTGCGCATACGACGGGCGATCCCGAAGGGCGTTACCACCCCGTCAACCGCGCCTATACCTGCTTCCACGGGCATTGCGGCGACTGGAATAGCGAGAAGTTCCTGCGGTGGGTCGAGGCCGAGGGCGGCCCCAAAACGGGCTACGGGCTGCGGGATGACCTCTTGGCGAAGAAGATGGAGGCCGCCTTGTCGCGCATCACCCCGACCGAAACCTTCCCCGACGAGGCCGCCGAAGTGGTAGCCGAAGTCGAGCGGCGCGAAATTGGCAGGGTTGAAAAGACCCAATGGTACGAGCGGTTCGCCTACCTGCAAGACGATGACGCCTATTTCGACCTGCAAGAGCGGCGGGAGGTTGCCCGTAGCACCTTCAATGCCTTGTTCCGGCACGTCACCTGTCAGAGCATCCACAACGGCCGGCGCATTGAAGCGTCGGTTTGCTACGACGAGAACCGCCAAGCGATGGGCGCCCCGGCGCTGATCGGCGTGACCTTTGCCGCCGGCGAGGACATCCTCGTAGCCCGTAACGGCTTGGCTTACGGCAACCGGTGGCGCAACGCGCGCCCCGCCGTCACCGAGGGCGATATCCAGCCGTGGCTCAAACACGCCACGCGCATGATCCCCGACTTCCAAGAGCGCAACCACGTCCTTGACGTGATGGCCTACAAGCGTCAGCACCCTGAGCGCAAAATCAACCATGCCATCCTGCACGCCGGGCGGCCTGGCAGCGGCAAGGACAGCCTGTGGGCGCCATTCCTCTGGTCAATCGGCGGCAAGATGCAGTCCAACGTCAGCATCGTGCGAAACGAGGAAGTGACGAGCCAATGGGGTTACGCCCTAGAAGCCGAAGTCATGGTCATCAACGAGCTGCGGCAGGCCGAAGCGAAGGATCGCCGGGCGCTGGAAAACCAACTCAAGCCCATCATCGCAGCGCCGCCGGAACTTCTGACCGTTCACCGCAAGGGGCTGCACCCGTATGACGCGCTCAATCGCGTGTTCGTGTTGGCGTTCAGCAACGAGCGGGCGGCTATCTCCCTTCCCTCCGATGACCGGCGCTGGTTCGTCGTCTGGTCGGAAGCCGAACGGATGGCAGACACCGAGGCGCAGGCGCTTTGGGACTGGTACCACGCCGGCGGCTTTGAAGCGGTCGGCGCGTACCTCGACACCCGCGATGTGTCGGCGTTCAACCCAGGCGCCGCCCCGCCGATGACCGAGGCCAAGGCCATCATGATCGAAACGGCGATGTCCACGGCTGAGAGCTT